TAACACCGGGGTTAAAACTTTTCCATCCTTCTGTAGTCAAAAAAGGGTGAGTATCGGTTACAAAATGAGAGTAAGAATTCATAGAATATAGCCGTGCTTGTACACGATTTACATTATTTTCAAGAACAGTATTTGTACCGTTCTGTCCTTTTACTTCATCTCCTACAGCCACTTCTTGAATTGGTTTTGTGCTACCATCCGCCATTGTCACAAGGGCATCCGGAACAAAGCAAGCATCCTCTCCTCCAGATCCACTCGAAGAAGAAAATAAATCGCCAGGTGTATAATCTAAGTCTGGGCTAGAAGGACGAGGCCCTAAATTTGAAAAAGGATTACGTCCAAAAGGTGTTGTGCTATAATTTACAGAAATCGGAGCGCCACCAACGATTAGCTCGCCATAAGCAACGGGCACGGGGATGCCCTGCTTTGCTGTATTTACTGGCCCGTTAAAAAGGTAATTTTCATTTGTTTCTGCACTATCTACTTCGGGACCAGGGGCAAGAAGTTGGGTTATACCTGTAAGTGCTAAGTTTACCGCAACGCTTGCTGCGATAAGGCCTGGTGTAGTTAACCCTACCGGAATAGGAACTGCTCCAGCCGGAGTCATTACACTTTGCGTAGCTATAAAAGTCTGAGGAAATAAAATAAATAAAGAAGCAATAGCTACTGCTGCAAGAATTTTAGCACCGCCTGATTTTGCCCCAGCAGGAACTTCTGTGATAATAATATCTTCTTTCCCAAGAGAAAGAAAAAGAGTATCTTCATCTACAAACTCTTTTCCACGTCGAATTTCATATCCAATACCATTTTCTGCGGCATCAATAAGATATTTACGAAAGCCAGGAGTTTGGCAATCAATAAGTTTAAAAATGTCTGGAATTGTCTTACAAGACGTCTCCCAAACAGACCCAAACTTTGCAATATCTCCGTTTAAATAAACTTTTTGCATCGTATATATCTCGTTACATATCTGCCCCAAAATGAATGAAGCGATTCTCTACAGGAAAGCCTGTCAACTGCGTGATGAAGAAAAATATCTTCTCCTACATAAACGCCACAATGATTTGGTATATCGGACATTACACTAAAAATAACCATGTCATGTTCTTGTGGCTCTTCTACAGTTTCAAACCCAAAAGACTCTTGTAAGTCATCAAAGTAGTTAATTCCTTTTAGCCAAAAATCATCTTCAAAAGGAATTGCAGGTAAATCAATATCTAATTCTTTATAGTAATCTCGAACAAGAGAATAACAATCGTTTACTCCGAATTCGTATTCTTTTCCCAAAAGCGGCTGCTTTTTTCTATCAGGCTCATACACATAAAGCTCAGCACCAGGAATAGAGTAAATCCAGTAAGGAATACCCAGAAAATCAGATGCTTGAATATCAGCTTCGCTAGGCTCTGGAGACCCGTCAGGATGGCTATGAACGATTGCATGAATATCTCCTTGAAGACTTGCTCTTATATAGTCATTCGCTGAGATACGAAATTCTTCGTTTCCTTCCGCAACATTTTCACAAGGAATCCACTCTAGTTTTCCTCGTTTATTTAATAAAATACCACACCCTTCTCGAGGGTATTCATTCATTAAATGTTCTATCACTTATATGTCCTAGAAGCAGGGAATCCTCCAAAAGGAAGCGCAGTTTCTTTTGTAGTTGTAATTTCAACGCCTCCAGATCCATCAGGAGTTGCATGGAATCTCTTGCTACAAGAACTTACTCGCTTTCCACAAGCATCTCCTCGAGTCCAGTAATTATTATAATCTGGAGTGCTATTATGAGCGTTTGCATCTTGAGTAAGTGTTTTTACTTTCCACAGAATTGAGTTGTACAAAACATATTCATTATAGCTCGTATCTGTATATGCTTCATAAGTGGAAGCGGAGCTATATCCGTAATAAATTCGTACTCGCCTCCAATCACTTGAAGTATCCGAAGGTGTTGTAGATGTATCCACTAAACACTGCCAATAGTCATAAACAGTAGAAGAAGGAGTTACATATTCTCCAGAAGAATTTACCTGAGTAAGCCCTGTCTTTTCTGTTTTATAATAACTTCCAGCAGTTGCAGAAGTGGAAAAAGTAGTAAAGGTAAGGGCAGAAGAAACAATATACTCATCCTTTTGATTTACATAAATATTTCCACTTCTATAAGATCCTGTAGCGTGCCAAATACATCCTCCTCGCTTATTTTCTTCGCTAAGAGTAGGAGATGCTGCTTGATATTTCCAAGGACAGCCTCCACTAATAATTTGTCTACGAGGAACTGTAATTCCTGCAATATCAAAAGGCGCCGCTAATTCAAAAGTTACTTGAATAATATTTTTATCTTTAATTCGATCAAGGACATAAGTTGTTTTTGGATACTCTACAGGGGGATTTCCTGCTCCACTATCCCCACTCTCACCTACCAGATATTTCTTCAAAGTAAGACGGCGAGTAATTCTACGACCAATTAACTCTTCAAATTCCATTCCAATTGCGTCTGAAAAAACACTCGCAATATTTGCTACAGTCAGAATTGGGCGAGAGTATGAACCGTCTGAAGAAATATCAAATCCTTCTGCTTCAATCGGCAAAGAAATATAGGTCTGAGCCGCTCCAGAAGAGTCACGAAACTGAATAGTAGAAGAATCATAGTTAGAAGTAAAATAAGCAAAAGACCCATCAGCGTACTCTAAATCAAAAAGAGTAACTAACTCTGAGCCCGGGTCCTGCTTTTGTACCGCTTCTATAATTTCACTCATGGTTCATAAACTCGTCGAAAGGTTGCTCCACAGGAATAAAATCCATCATTATTATAACCAATTGAGTAGTCTTCACAAACTACACGAATAGTAGTTTCTCCTCCAGCCCCGTTTGAGTCTGGATAAGTAAAAGCAAAGCTTGTAACACCTTTTTTACTATCAAAGAAAGCTACAATATCGTCAATCTCTTCTTTTTCTCGATTGTTAAAAGATACTGCGTAACTTTCATCAAGATTGTTGATGCCTTGAGCAAGACGTTGTTCGTACCCATCTCCAAATGCTGCTCTATACGTTTTCGGCTTTGTTGCCCGCCGCAAACTTTTGTCTGGAATACGATTAGTCGCTGTTAAATCTACAAATCCAATTGCCATTATGCAGCTCCATACGGGCTAAGCATACCACCAGGCCGCTTCTGCCGCTGTAGTTCTTCTTGTACTGCTGCCGAAATTGCTTTTCCAAGTGCTCCGGCTTGTTGATTATCCATTTGAGTATTGCTTTGAGCATTTCCATTTTGATCCACAGAAACATTCACAGTTACATTGTTTGTACCCCCAGCACCACCGTTTCTCAGTTCAACAGGAATTGAGTTTCCATTCGGAAGCGGTACTACTGCTTCTGTGCCATGAAGAATTGCGGGATACCCAGCATTACGTCCTCGCGCGATTCCGCCTGTGGCGTAGCCTTGCATGACCCCGCCGTATCGTGCTGTCGGAGGTGTAGCAATACCGCCGCCGCTAAATCCACCAAAACCAGGAAAAGCTGCAAGAAGTGCACGAGTTATTAGCATCTGGCTAAGAACTTTTGCAAGCTCTTGAAGAATACCTGTTGCCATGCTTGCAAAAGCATCTTTTACGCTCGTTGTTCCTGTAATAATGCCTTCCAAGCCTTTTTGAAGTCCCGAAGTTACTGCTTGATTAATGGAATTTTGAGCTTCGATAGCTTCGTTTAAGAAAAATTGAGCTTCTGTCCGCTCTCGAATAGTTGCAATATCTTCTTGTGTTAGTTTTTCTCCTCTATTTTTATACTCAAGAATCCTTTGGTTAAATTGTTCTTCTATAGGATTGAGTGAAAGAGATTGACGCCGCTGTGCTAGTGCTTGAGTATCTAAGTTTAATTGATTTAGGGCGATTTCTTTTACGAGTTTTAGTTTTCGTTCCTGAAGATTAAGGTCTGCAATTTCATTTGCCAAAGCATCTCTTTGCTCTTGTAGCCCCGCTAGTCTTTCTTCTTTTTCTTTCCCCGTTAGTCTAGAAATATCTACAGCGATAGCACGAAACCTTTCCTGTGCAAGTTGTCTTTTTTCATCAATTGCAGCTAGTTCTTGGCCGCGAGCCTGTGCAGCAGCCTGCCCTTGAGTAAGCCCCAGAGTAGAAACACCTGCTTGAGTTGCATTCAAGTTACGCTGAGCAAGAGCAATTCGATTAGTAATTGCAAGCTGTTGAATCCTACTAGCCAATACTAGCTTTTCTAACTCGATGGCGCGCTCACGAAGATCATTACCTTCTACTATTTGTCGTGATTCTTCGTTTGCAGTTTCAACGCCCTCTTTTGCGAGCTCAAGAGCTCTTTCTGCGTTTATAACTGCTTGATCGCGTTCTCCATTAGATTGTTTTTGAGCAATAGATAAAGCTGTTTCTGCACTTACAACATTTTGTTTAGCAGCCTCAATCTTATTCTCGGCTTCTAGTTCGGAAATAGCTAAACGAGCAATTCGGGCTTGAAAAGTTTCAGAGTTCTTATCTATTTTTGCAATTTCAAGCTTATTTGCTGAAATCTTTGCTTGAATAGCAAGCTGCTCACCTTGGCCTTTAGCTGCAATTGCTAAAAGCGTTTTGGTGTCCTCAATTGCTTTGAGACGGAGCCTCTCCTGCTCTTTGGCAGCCTCTAGCTCCTGCTTCTTTGCTTCTACGGCTTCTTTATCCGCTTCAGTTTGA